GGTAAGAACACTCAGTGGGCTGGTCGTCAGCTTATGGTTGGTTTTACAATTCCTCTTGCATACCTTGGAACCGTTGCTTCCAAAACATTTATGCAGATGGAAGAGCAGGCGATCAGATTTAAGCGTGTCTACGGCGATACGTTTACTGCTACAGCTGAAACCGATAAGATGATTGACCAGGTAAAGAGGCTTGCTGGCGAATTTACCAAGTACGGTGTACAGGTCGAAAAGACTATGAAGATGGCTGCTGATGCAGCTGCTATGGGTAAGATGGGTGCAGATCTTCTGGCTCAGATTAAAGAAGCTAGCACACTAGCCGTTTTGGGTGGGGTAGAGCAAGAGCAAGCCCTAGAAACAACCATCTCTCTAACTAATGCTTTTGGTATTGCTGCAGAAAAGCTAGCTGGAAAGATAAATTTCCTAAACGCAGTAGAAAACCAAACAGTAACATCCATTGAAGACTTGACGATTGCTATTCCGAAGGCTGCTCCTGTAATTAAGCAGCTCGGTGGTGACGTAGAAGATTTGACATTCTTCCTGACAGCTATGAAGGAAGGTGGCATTAATGCTTCCGAAGGTGCTAACGCACTAAAGTCTGGTTTGGCATCCCTAATTAATCCAACAGACAAAGCTAGCAAATTTTTGGAAGGTTTCGGAATTAACCTCAAGGGGATTGTTGAGGCTAACAAGGGGAATGTCAAGGGTCTAGTAACAGATTTTGCTAAGGCCCTTGACACTCTTGACCCACTAAATAGAGCTAGGTCCATTGAGCAGCTATTTGGAAAGTTCCAGTTCTCACGTCTTTCAACACTATTCCAAAACGTTATTGCAGAGGGAAGCCAGGCAGAACGAGTCTTGAAGCTAACAAGAAACTCTACGGAAGAGCTTGCGATTCTGTCTGAGCGAGAGTTGAAGCGTGTAGAAGACTCTCCAATGTACAAGTTCAAGAAAGCTGTAGAAGACCTTAAGGTTTCTCTGGTTCCGCTTGGTGAGGCATTCCTAAAAGCAGTCACACCACTTGTAGAATTTGCAAAGGGATTCCTAGACAGATTTAACTCTATGGGAGAGGGTGCAAAACAGTTTGCTGTTATTGCTACTACGGTAGTTGCTGGTATAGGTCCAGTACTCCTTATGACATTCGGTCTTATCGCTAACGGTGTTGCAAACCTTATCAAGATGTTTGCTGCCATATCAAACATTTTTAGAGGTGCAGGAAAGTCATCTACGGATCTTGGAACGCAGACCGAGTACATGACCCAGCAGCAACTAGAGGCAGCAGCAGTAGCTGCATCTTTGGATCAAACCCACGCAAAGCTTATTCAGACCTTTGGTGTAGAAACGGCAGCTGTAGAAAAGTTGGCTACCGCATATGCTCGTGCAGTAGTTGCACAGTCTAAACTAGTTGGTGCTCCTGCAGGTGGTAAGCGTGGTGCTGCAAGTCAGAAGCCAATGAAACTTCAGTCTGGAATCTTGTCTGTTCCTGGTCCAAAGGGTGCAGGAGACGTTGTTCCTGCTATGCTCTCGCCTGGCGAGGCAGTTATCCCTGCTAAGCAATCTCAGAAGTACGCTGGACTAATCCAGGGCATGATGAAGGATGAGATCCCAGGATTTAGATTTGGTCGCAATCCTTTTGCCTCTATGCTTGGTCGCTCTCGTGTTGCTGTAAGGATGAAGCAGGAAGACCTACAGGCTGCACTTGGAGCTGGCAAGAAGGCACGTTACCAGAACGCATTTGCTACTGGTACTGGTGCAGACTACCTGACTACTTCTGGTCTGCAGAATCCAGCACAGGCTAAGCTACGCTCTGCAATGGAGAGAGATGTCTTTGGCATTCCTCTAGATGCTGCAGCAGGCTCTAGACCAACTTATGGATATGCAAGAACATCTCCACTCCAGGCAATTATTAATAAGCTTTTTGGATTCAAGGGCAGACAGTTTAATACTGTTACAGCTAACCAGAGAATTGGTGAAAAGAAGTTCTGGAGTCCAGCTAACCAGCCAGATGTTAAGTACCCAGAGCTTGATAGAAATGATCCTCTTGCACGTTATGGTGATGTGGACCTCATTACTAGGAGATCTGTTGCAAAGAGATCTTCTGCACACGTTGGCGATGCCCTGATTCGCTACAATAGAGTTCTGGGTGGAAGAAAGTCAGTAGTTCCAGTCGATCCAAGATTTGGTGCAGCACCAATAAAGGGTGCTACACAGTCGCAGCTTGACAAGGCAATGTTCGATACCCTGAATAGTCCATTTGGAAACAACCGTGTTCCTGGAACAAACATGTACAACGCCAACCCAAAGCCAGGGTACGTAGAGACATATACTCCAGGTGGCTTTGGTCTAAACGAAGTTTCTAGAATTGTTACAAGAGACCGAGGTACTGCTAAGCAACTACAAAAGCTTGTTGATAGAGCTGGTCTAAGAATCAAGGTAACCCCACAGAATGCCCCACTAGTTGTTAGAATGCTTTCTAACGTTATTGGGTCTCGTTTTTCTGAGGGATCAGATAAAATATCTGCAAATATTATTCGTGAGCTTAGGTCTAAGCTAAGAGGATCTCCTACAGCAATCAGTGATGCCTATAAGGGTGTCACATACGGAGCGTTGGCACAAGAAGATGCTTTAGTTAAGAGTTTGGCTACAAAGTATGGTCTATCACAGTCTCAAGTCCTTAGCTTGCTTGGCACAGACAACTCTCATATTGGTAAAGTTACAAGAACAGTAACTATTGGTGGTTCCGCAGAAGAGGCAAAGCTTTGGAGAATGCAGGACATTCAAAAGGACCACAGAGCAGTAAATCAGATTCTAGAAAACATCTCTGTAATGGGTTCTCCAAAGGGATCGTTCCTACAGTCTTTGACTGCCGAAGAGATTTCACGTTCACAAAAAATTGGTTTAGAGGATGCTAGAAGAGAGCTTGCAAACATTAAAGCTGGTGGTCACCCAACTAGTAGAGCTGGATATCAGGTACTTAAGGGAATTGCTGACATTACTGCAAACAAGTTCCCAACCAAGGCAACTGGGGTTAGAGCAAAGATTCTTTCTGAGCTTCTAGATTTCAGATTTAAGGACAAGACTGCTGGATCTTATTTCAAGGCACTGGAGGCAAAGAAACTAACTCTTCCAGCAGATGATAAGATTACGAGCCGAGGAATTGCTCAGCAAGACAGAAGAATTGCTACAGCAAATCAACAGCTAGCTCTTTTACCATCAGTTAAGAGACCAGCAAAGAACCCAACCACCAAAGTTCAAGCTCCAAAGCTAACCAGGGGTTCTAAGCAACAAGCAGCAATTAGCATGGCTCAGTTGCTAGGTAAAAGGTATGCTAGCGGTGTTGTTTCTGTTCCTGGACCAAAGGGTGCTGGCGATGTGGTGCCAGCCATGCTGTCTCCAGGAGAGGCTGTAATCCCTGCCAAGATGTCGGAAAAGTATGCTCCGCTAATTAGCAGCATGATTTCTGACTCAGTCCCTGGATATGCCCAGGGTAGACAGCGTAGAAACCGTGCTAACTTTGGAAGCAACTACGGACCAATAGCACGTGGAGAGATGACTCCTCCAGTATCTCAAACACAGGTATCAGCTTCAGTAGCTAACACCTTGATGGCATCCATGAAGTCTTCTAGGGTTAAGACAGCTTTTGGAAACATTGCTACTTCTGTAGGAAACTCAATTAGCTCAGGTTTGTCAAGCATTAAGGGCAAGCTTGTTGATGCAGCATCTTCTGTTCAAGAAAGAATATCTTCTAGGCAGCAGGCTCAAACAGGCCAGATTGTCCAGACTGGAAATAGATATTACGAGGTAGACGAAAACGGCAAGAAGAGACAAATTAAGAAAGCTGATGCTCTGGCTAGACAGCAATCTCAACCAAAGCCAAGTCTGGGAAGTCGAATTAGTGGTCGTCTTGGAACAGTAGGCATGGTTGGATCAACAGTAGGCATGGGTATGATGATGTCTGGTGATCCTGGAATGCAGCAAGCTGGTGGATTGGTAATGGGTGCCAGCATGCTTGCCCCACTGCTGCCTATGATAATGAATCCTATCGGTCTTACCGTTACTGCCTTAGCTGCCTTGGCTGCTGGAGCCTACTTCTTGAATGAACAGTTCAAGCAGAATGTTAAAAATGCATACGACCTAGAGATGGCAACAGGTGGGTCAGCTCAAGCATTGCAAAAATTCTCCGAATTCTCTGGAAATGTTGGTGCAGGAGAAATCATGGACCGCCGTCGTGATGCAGGCGTTGACGTTTTCCAAACAGCAGCAGGAAAAACTGGCTTTGGCGAAGCCTACTTGCAGTCAGAGGCTGGAAAGTCTATGTACGAGTCTTTCAGCAAGGTGTTCAATCAGCAAGGCAGAGACTCTGCAATTTCAAACCTTACAAGCCAGATGACGACAGCTGTTGCCTCTGGTGTCTTGGATGCAGGGCAAGCAAGGGACATTGTGGCAGCACTAGGAAAGCAGCTCAACGATTACTCATTCTCTATTAGCGTTAATTCAAAACTTCTGAGTCTTCTGGGTCCAAACGGAGAAAATCTACTAACAAACCCACTTCAGATTAGAATAGCTGCAATTGAATCATCTAGGGAGCAGGTAGCTGCAACATTGCCAGACGTTTCGTATAGTCAAGACTTCAACAAGAACTATGGTCTTGCAGAAGCAATGATATGGATTGGAAATACATTCTTGGGCCAAGACTCTTTGACAAATTCTGACATTGATGCTGGAAAGGTTAGCCTAAGTAACGATCCAGCTGCCATAGGGTCTTACGTTGCCTCAACTGCAATTGCTCTACAGACTAACCAGGAAATGCTGGACTCTTTACAGCTACAGCACGAACAGCTTGTCGCAAATGCAAAGGCTAGAGGAGATCTTGCCGAGGTAGCTAGACTAGAAAAGCAGTATGAAGAAGACAGGACTGCCCTTCTTAGAGAAAATGCAACTACTGTCAAAGCTATTCAGGATAATTTTGCCAGATTTACTGGACCCACCCAGGCAAAGGTTTTGACGCAGTATAAAGACCTTACCAAAGAGCTGTACAAAGATGACCCAATTCAAACAAAGATGCTTGAGGGGCTAGAGACAAACCTGGCAGCACTTGATGATGATAAAGAGGTTGTTATTCGTGCAGCTTTGCTCTCTAAGGATCTTTCTCCTACCGCAGCCAACAACCTTCTTAGTGGAGAAAATGTAGATACAAACGTAGATCTGATGGTAAAGCTAGGAGCACAGGGATACAACAAGGCAGATAGCATAGCAGGAATGTTTGACAAAAAGGGCAATACTGCTCAGCTGTTTAAGGATAAGCTTCTTGGCTTCGAAGACCCAGTAGATGCTGAAAACTATATGAGCAGCTTCGATTCTGTAATTCAAAGCCTTTCTGCTGCAGGTGATAGTGCACTTACCGTTGGAATGGAGTTTTACTTTAAAAACCCAGAGCTTTTAACAGATGCTAATAAGGATATTGCTGAGTTTAAGAAGAAGACTGAGGGTAAACCAATCACCATGGACATTATCCAGCAGGTGTATGGTCAAGAAATGGTTGATCAAATCAAGACCAACCAGGCATACTTTGACTCTTTGCCAGACGACCAAAAGGTAACCTATACAACTGTTCTACGAATGGTTGGAGAGATGGACCCAGCTGCAAAGATGATTGCTGCAATTAACTTTGTTAAGAGTGGTAAGGGTGCAGATCAATTTAAGAAGATGACTGGTATGGACTATGCCACTGCCTCAGCTTCTGGAACAATGAGTTATGAGTGGGTCAATAGCAAGGCAGTAGAGGTTTTTGACACCTACTATGCTGAGTCAGTAACTTCTGCAGGAGACACGTCTGGTGGGACAACCAAGGCACCAACCACAAAGGCACCTGGAGGGAAGAAGGATGACCCATATGAGGATATCCTTCGTGACCTAAAGAGACTGAGAAACTGGACTATCAAGACTGCTGGTGGCTTTAAAGAGCTACAGCGTGTAATGGGCAAGTCTAACAATATGAAGATTCTTGGTGGTGTAGAGTCTAAGCTTCTAGAATCTACTGCAGGAATTTCTGCACCAATGGCAAGCTACTTCGCTGGCCTAGATGAGGCTACCCAAAAGCTATTCTTTAAGATTGGCAAAGATGGTAAGCTAGTCCTAACAAAGCAGGGTAAATACTTTAAGCAAGCTTTTGATGAAAGAGCTGTAGGAAACGTATATGTTGGATTGCAGGGCCAGCTAAAGACTCTTAAACAGCAAAATATTGCAACCAAGAAGCTAGCAGACATGGGGCTCGACTGGGCAACCGCATCAGAGATGGCTGGCGATGCTGAGTTTGCTGCAGCTGTAGCTAGCGGAAAAAATGCTGCAGAGCTACAGAAAATTGTAAACCTAAAGAAGGAAGAGCTAGAGCTTACAAAGAAGAGCAATGCTTTGCAAGAAGCTAGAATTGCAATTGATGAAAATAACGAACAAAACAAGCTAAATGATCTTATAGCTACATATTCGTTCGACGACCAAAAGGCTATCATGGCTAGCTCTCAGTTGCAAGAGCTAATTAAGACAGGGCAGGCAAACACAGAAGAGTTCCAGAGACTTCTTGCACAAGAGATTAAAAAGATTATTGAGCAAGATTTTAAGGCAGCAAGCGATGCTCTAAAGCAGGCAATAAAGGATTACGTAGCACAAGCCAGAGCAGAGAGAACCGTCGAGAAACAGTTTGGAAAATCTTCGCCAGTAATCAACTCAGTAATTCAAAATGATCAGCAGTTGATGGATATGATTGTTGCTGCACAGACTGCAGGAAAAGAGCTTGGCCAAGAGTTTTATGCCAGACTAAAGCAGCTGCTTTCTGATTCAGATGTCCTTGGCCAGGTTTTTGATGAAGGCCTTAACAATGCTTTTGCTGCTTTTGACGCACAAGAAAAAAAGATTGAGCTAAAGTTTGAGGCAGACACTAGCTACCTTACTGACCCAGAAAATGGAATAATTCCAAAGGCACAAAGACAGATTGCTGACCTAGAATATGCAATTGATGACTATAACTATGGCCTAGAGCAGATTTCTCAAAAAGAAACAGAGATTAACGAAAAGTACGAAGAAAGATTCAAGGCTCTTGATGAAATCAGAAAGGTAAATGACAGACTTGTTGCACAAGAGCAAGCACAGCTAAGCGTAGCTGATGCTCTTACTCGTGGAGACGTTGCAGCAGCAGCAAGGGCTGTTCAGGATTACAGAGCTAAGCAGGTTGCTACAAATGCTGAGGCACAGCGTGATGCTCTAGAGCTGGCTAAGCAGAAAGAGCTAGATGCCATTACAGCTACCATTAATGGAAAATCTTTAACTCGTAAGCAGATAGAGAAAGAGATTCAAACTATCAAGAACCAGATTCTTGAAATTGAGGAAAAGACTCTTGAGCCAGCAGAAAAGGCATTAAGAAACTTTACCGAACAGCGTGATATTGCTATTTCTAATGTGACTGTTCTTGGAAAGACACGTCTAGAGTGGGAGGGCATTCAGAACCAAGTAGCTCTAGCAACTGTAAATAACAATGCATTCCTGTCATCTCTAGTAGCAACGCTATCTGTTGTAGAAGCACTAAAGAAGGCTTACGGAGAGCTTGGTGGCTCTACCCCAGGATCTGTTGACGTTGCAACTGCTCCAACTGGAACAATACCTGTGTTCACAACTCCTGAAACTACAAAAGCTGATGACAGTAGCATAACGATTAACCCAAATCTGACAGCTGCACCAACACCAGCTCCAACAACAGCTCCAACCATAGATCCTAAGCTATTGGCTACTGCACCAAAGGATACTACCGCAAAGCCTATCACTACAGTTAAGCCAACTACTACAACTAAAAAGCCAACAACAACGACTACACCAAAGATTAATCCAGCATATATATCTGCAAAGCAATCTGTTGACAGCCTAAGTAGTCAGCTTCAGGCAGCGAGAGAAAAAGTTGCAAGCTATCAGGCATCGTTGGCTTCTGCTGAAAGGTCTAGGGCTGCCGTACCACCTTCATATCGATACACTTATGACGACGACATTGCAAAGTATAAGAGCCTTATCTCTACCTGGTCTACAACTGTAAACTGGACAGGTACAGCTTTGCAGCAAGCACAAACTAAGCTTAAGGGAATCCCTCAGTACTTGGCATATGGTGGCATGGTTCGTGCCATGAACACTGGTGGGTTTATTTCTAGAGGCACAGACACAGTTCCTGCCATGCTAACTCCAGGAGAGTTTGTTGTTCGTAAGTACGCCGTAGACAACTTCGGGGTAGATAATCTAAAGTCTATAAATAATGGAACATACCAAGGCGAATCAGTGTATAATTATGAAGTAAACATTAGCGTTAAGTCAGATGCAGATGCAGATCAGATTGCAAGAGCAGTTATGTCGCAAATAAAGCAAATAGACTCGCAAAGAATTAGAGGAAATAGTTTCAATGGCTAGTATTAATTACTTTTCTGGTAGAAAAAGATATGGCAGGCCACAAGCCATGCTTTTTTCAGATAATCCAGGAACACTGCATGTTTTAAATGCTGGTACGGAAAATGAACAAAAGTTTTATTTGCCAGACGGCTTTGAAGTCGGAACTAGCCAACTAAACATTACAGACCCAGAGCTAATAGATCAATTTTTAATTCTTTCTGATGACAACAGGTCAGAAATAAAGTTTGATACTGAGAGAATTGAAAAGCGTCAAAGAATGATTAATGGAAGAATGCGTTCTTATCATATTGCAGATAAGCTAAAGATTAATGTTTCGTGGGACATGCTGCCTTCCAGAGCTTTCAAAACTTTTGCAGGGTTTAATCCAGACGATGGAGTTGCAAGCTTGGTTAGTGCGGTAGATCATGATAATTCACAAGCAACCATAGACAAAAGGGTCAAGCCTTATGGCTCTGCTTATTACGATGATCAGCAATATACCACTGATGGTGGAGCTGGTGGGGTAGAGCTATTAAAGTGGTACGAGAATCACCCAGGATCATTCTGGGTATTCCTATCATACGATAAGTACTCCGCTTTTGAAAATTTGCCATTTAACAATCTAAACAAGTATAGCCAGGTTGTAGAGGTTTTCTTTGATGACTTTTCATACTCAGTAGTTAAGCGTGGAAGATCTAATCATGACTTTTGGAATGTGTCCCTTACTCTAGAAGAGGTTTAAGTTGTTTGTTGATAAAGACCTCAAAAAGCATCTTGATACATCTGCAGTAATTAAAAACCAATCCCTGGTTGTAGCAGAGTGGAACATGAACATTGCCACCAATATTGCTAAGGTTGGCAACTATAAGTATCGACCATATGAAAGCGTTGCACTTGCAGCAGGATTGCGATCAGTCTACTCAACCCTAAACAACGCATTTGACCAGAACGATACAGGAAACTTTTACACAGGTGCTACAGATAGCGACATCACTATTGATGGTGGCTATGATGATTCAGACCAGCTAATGGTTTTTAGCAGACCAAAGCAAAAGGAAAAACTTCTATATTCGCTAGAGAGCTGCTTTGAAAGGTTTAGACCAAGATCTGGAATCAACAAGCTTCGCTGGTTCGATAGCTCATATTCCCATTTCTCTAACGCAAACCTCTCAACGAGGCCAAGATACTACATGGCACATAAAGACGACCCATTTAAATACTGGTCTTCTTATAGAATGGATGGCAATTCAGAAAGGGGAATCGCCAACACGTCTAGGAAATTTTCTGGTTTAAACTATATTGATGACGCTGCTCCGTTTGTAGTATATTCTAGCCCTGTTCCAGCAAATAGGCTGGTTGTAAAAATGCAAACAAATGTCGGAACCACAAATCTGGGACCGTTTAAGAATAGTTTTGGTGAGTTTTCAGATCCATTTTTTGGAGATGAAAATAGAACTGTTCCACAACGTTGGAAGATTCAATACTTAAGCAATGGCTCTTGGCAAGACGCAATTTCATTTAATGAGTTTTCTGTAAGATCTGATGGAACACAGGTTATCGGTGCAGACGGCTATGTTGAAATAGCTTTTGGCTTGTTGATTCCAGAGCAATACAAGAATAACTTTGTGCTTTATAATACAATATCTTCATCATTTGCTTTGCCAGTTGAGGCAGAAATAGGCCAGGCATGGCTAGTTGCCAGTGGCACTAACGACCCAGGAACTATTCACGTCTGGACGGCTAATGGATTTAAAACATTTGCTGCACGGTACGGCTGGTCTTTGCTAGACTCAGAAATGTCGTCGTCATTGACGGTTGCAACAAAACTAGTGTCTCCAGACAGCTTCCTAGACCCAGTATCATCTAAGACAGTTTATAGAGAGTTTCAGTATATTTCTGGAATAAGAATTGTAGTTGATACAATGGTAAAACCAGAATCAACCCTAGACCTGATTGAAATGTCTCCACGGTTGGTTGCTGATCTTACAGACAAGACATCATCATTCTCAGTAAATAAAACTGCTTCAGATCTTGGGGTTAGCGGTCTGCCTGTTGGCCAGCTTTTAGCAGGAACAGGAGACCTTACTCTTTTCGACTATGACCTAGCTTTTTCTAAAACAAATACAGATAGCATAGTTGCAAACTACGCATCTCAAAGCATACAAATTAAATTTTATGAGGCAATTTTTGACGTGCCTCAGTACAATTACCTTGGCAACCTTACAGGTAAAGCAAACTACTATGTGCCAATTAAAACTATGTTTACAGAAGGCTTCCCATCTATTGACTCAAACACCAGAAACGTGCAGCTAAGTCTTAGAGATAAGTTCTTTTATTTTGAATTTTTGACGGCACCGCAGCTGTTTATCCAAAACGTATCTTTAAGCTATGCAGTCTCAACCATTCTAGACTACATTGGTTTTTCTAATTATGTCTTTAAGAGGCTTCCAGACGAAGAAGATCCAGTTATCCCATTTTTCTTTGTCAAGCCAGAAACCTCTGTTGCACAAGTTCTGCAAGATTTGGCAATTTCGACTCAAACAACTATGTTCTTTGACGAATACAATAATTTTGTTGTAATGAGTAAAAACTATATGTTGCCATCATCTGATAGTAGAGCACTAGATATGGTGTTTACTGGCTCTAAAGATTTTGAATCAGATGGAGTTTACTCTAACAAGCCAACTAACGGAGACTCGCCACTGGCAAACATCATTGAGATTGCATCTCAGGACAACCAGGTGTATAATGACGGATCCATTCAGTATACCCATAGATATATCCAGAGATCGATTGGAAAGCTTAGTCAGGCATCGTTTACTGAAAAGGATCAGACCTGGATATACAAGCCAGCACTCTTGTGGGAGATTGCCCCAGAAGAGAGTGCGAAGTCGATTAACAACGAGGTATCGTCAGTTTCAAACTATGCACTTACGGCTGTTCCACTAAATTCTGATCTGCCAGACAAAGAACCAACTGTTTCTAATAACAAAATTCTCTATAACACAATAGATTTGGGAGAGGCAGTCTTCTGGCTAGGAAGATACAATGGATATCTGTACGCAAATGGTGAAATAATTAAATTTGACGCAATTCAATATACAATTCCTGGATTCACCGCAGAAGATGGCACAAGCAATTTTTGGATTTCTAGCGTTAGGGAGTATCAAAAATACTTCTCTATGATTCCGTTTAATGGCAAGCTTTACCCAACTGGGCTTGTAAGGATTTACTGTGAGCCACACTACCAAACAATTGGAAACATCACACAAATGAAGAGCGGAAATGTTGCCAAGCACGGTCGTGGCCAGTTCGGTACGCCAGTAGTCTATCACCATGCTGGGCTCAACGCTCATTGGACTGATAACAATAATGTTCACGCATGCAAGATGCAGACAGAATATCTGTTTGGCACTCAGGCATTTTCTGGAACACTTGACGATACAATCGCTGGCGATTCTCCTTCTGTAGCAATTAGATTAAGTAGAAACGGAATTATCAAAAACTTTTTGAGTGCTACCTATAATTCAGAGTCTGACGTAAGCTCTCTATATTCTACACAGACTGGAACTGTTCAGTCATCAGCTTTGGTTATGCAAGGCGGTAGCTTCTTTAGTACAGAAACTCCATTGCAGTATGTGTCTTATGTCCATAAGCCTTTGTCTAATAACTTTAAGCATTTCGGAACTAGGATGCGAATTGTTGGAAGAGTAGAGAATGACTCCAATAATACCCAGACTCCATCTGGATCAATGCCATACTTTGTATCTCAAAACGCTACGCCAGACAAGTCCCCAGTTATTGGTGGTGGCTCTGGAGGTCTTGGAATTTTTATAAACCCAACAAAGAATACTGGATATTTCTTTGAAATGGTTGCTCTAGCTAGCACAAATGTTGACGACATTGAGTCAATCGCTGACGTAATATTTTACAAGGTCCAGGCATCAGACGGCAAAGCTATTCCAATAAAGCTGTGGTCTGGCATAGCAGGCAACGTAGTTGATGATGGAAACTTTACAGGCCAATATAGAATTACAGCTGAAGAAAGACCAACGGTCTATGATATTGCTATTGAGTATCAGGACATTGGAAAGATCAGAAGGTTCTATCTTTACATTAATAATAGCCTTGTCCAGATTGTTGATGATACTGACCCTCTACCAATTTATAACAATATGGCACTTTTTGTTAGGGGTACGTCAAAGTGTATGTTTGAAAATGTGTATGCTATCACTGCAAACTATGCACAAAACACAGCAACAACATTTAACCTGCCGTCATCGTCGGTATTTTCAAACAAAGCAATAACTGTAAATGATACATTTAGAAAATATGCAATTAGCGGAATGGTAGAATCGTCCTATCTATCAAATATTAGCCCTGCTCAGCCACCATCATACGACATGTATTTCGAAGAGTTTGGAACCATCATGAGAGAAGCAGCCTATATGAATGTAAGGTACGAGGTGTTTCCAGCACTGACAGCACAGATATCGCCAACATTTAGCAGCCTAAAGAGCTATGCAGTTTCAGGTTTTACTGCTGGGGCATATGGAGCAGAGTTCCTAATTTTTAATACTACTGATGCACCAATCAGCCTAGATGAAACCAGTGGAAACTATTTAAGAATTCAGGGTGCAACCATAACCCAAGAATCAGACAACGAGCTAACTGTTGATGAGTATTTTGCAAAGACAGGAAGTTTTAGCGACCAAGAGATTTCTTTTGGAAACTCACTAATATTTTCACCAGCAAAGCAACAGAAGCTTTTTTACGATATCAAAAATAGCAGAATAACCTATGGAAAGAATGCTTTTAGCTTGGCTGCACCTTATATTCAGAGCCACGATGAGGCTTGGAACCTGATGGGATGGCTTACTAAAAAGATCATGAAGCCTAGACTTTCCGTTGGCCTTAAAGTTTTTTCAAATCCAACAATTCAGCTAGGAGACATCGTTAGCATTGACTACAAAGACAGCTCTAGAGATGTTGTTATTTCTAGTGACAAGAAGTTTGTGGTGTACAATATTTCTCATACCAGAAATCCTGAAGGTCCAGAGATGACGGTTTACCTAAGCGAGGTTGGTGAATAATGGTCAGTGCAGTTCCAAACATTCCTTCTATCCAGTCTAGCTCTTTGGCATCTCCAGCTACCAAAAAGGCAGAGCCAGATAGAATTCTGATGGACAGTCAGAACACTCCAGTATCAGCAATTCCTCAGCTCCTTTTGGAGAACATTGGTGGGCAAGAGCTTTTGAGCTTGTCTAGGCACGATTTGGTAAATGGTCAAAGCATCGTATACCGACCAATTAAAAATTTGGCAGATCTATCTAATCGCTACGGACCACAAAACCTGGTAGCCTTGCAGTCGCCAGGAAATGTAATTTTTAACAATTTCTCAATCAAGCTAGGCGACAAGGTTCCAGATAGTGGAACAGGTCCAAATGGAGAGATTGTATACATAGAAGAAATAACAAATAATTTAGTTATTAATGTGTTCAACATGGCAGAAGACGAGCAGGTAGAAGTTGAAATATTAGTGTCTGGCTTGGTGCAGGATGATACAATAGAGGTTGGAGAATAATGATTACAGAAACTGGAAAAAACATTTTAGCCAAATACATGATTGGCCAAGCACCTGCATACGCCTCATACCTATCTTTCGGCAGTGGTCCAAAAGCGTTGTCATCATCTGAGCAATTTAGCAATGACCCAAATTCAACCTCTATGAAGTTTGAAATGTTTAGGTCTCCCATTGTGTCTAGAGGATATGTCACACAAAATCTAACTGATGAGAATGGCGTAATTCAGCTAGACCCAGAAACCCAAGAGCCAATTAAGTATTCTGAAATTGTATTTACGGCCCAGCTCCCCACGGACGAACGCTACGAAATTACTGAAGTTGGGGTATGGTCTGCAGGAGGTAATCCATCTGCAGGATCCAACGATAGTAGAATGCTGTTTGCATTTAGCGAGTCAGAAAACTGGGAACATCACACAGCCCTTACTGCGGTCCCAGCACCAAAAATTACGGCTGCACTAGATGAAGCAAATGAGCAAAATACTATTGAGGTTACCCAGAAGGTGTTTCAGGCTAATTCAGATAATACTGCCCTAGATGCTCCAGTCAGATACCAGAGAAATGAGCGTCCACGATTTTTGAATAACTCGCTGTTTGTTAGAGGCGACGTTTCTTCTGTATCTGGTACAGGTAGCTCCATGACCGCAAGTGGTGAGCATGTTCACCTAAATGGAGTAAGTCTAAATCTGGATAAAAATTCTGGATCTGACGAGATTAGGATTGCATTCTCGTTAATTAATAAGTTTTCTACATCGGAAAGCCCAAGCGATGTAAAGATCATCGTTGAGTTTTCTACACCAGAAGATGGTGGCTCTCCACAGTATGCAAGGCTAAAGGCACACCTTACCTCAGTATCTGACGGATTTAGCACCAATAGGTACTTTGTCGTTTCAAAAAAGATAGAGGACTTGGAAAAGAGCCAGTCATTTAGCTGGCAGTCAGCAACGGTAGTAAAAATCTATGCGTCTATCATTGACGACGGTGAGCCATCAGAAGACTTCTACCTTGCCTTTGATGGCATCAGGCTAGAAAATCTTACCACACAGAACCCACTTTATGGTCTTGTCGGATATACTCAGGTAAAAACAGAGTCTGGCCTGCCAATTATTAAGCAGCCAAACACCTCAAACCTTTTAGAGTTTAGATTTGCCATGGATGTGCAATAATGGCCGATAGCAGGATTAAGAAGGTTATCATAAATAAGGCATCCTTGCCAGCGTTAAATGGTGACTTAGAAAAGTATGTTGTTCGGTATAGGGTAATTTCCGAAGACAGGAACAGAATTTCGCACTGGTCTCCACAATTTTATATTTCTCCAAACCCATTAATACCTGGCTCGGCTACTACTGCTATTATCGTAAAAGTCGATAACTCAATTGTTGTAACTTGGCCAATTGATGATGATAGCGAGGTCCTAGCATCTGATGTTTTTGTTGCATGGGGAACCCAGCCTGGATCAGTCGGATCTTATGAGTACCACGCCACAGTGACAGCAAACTCTACTACTATCCCAATTCCTAGTGGGAAGGTATCGGTAGATGTAAAGATTCAGCTAGCCGTATACCCAAGAAAGCTGGTAGAGTCTAGAATTATTTCAGAATCTGGTGTTCAGGCACTGGTTTAGTGGTATAATATAATAACTATGTCAAGAGTTCCAGTACCAGAGCGAGGTCAGCCACTAGACCTTTCATACATCAGCCTTCTTGCTGAGGCTATTAATGATATGTCGGCACAGCTATCGCCATCAAATAATAGATATGTCACAATTGACACTCCTGCGGATGGAAAGCAAAGCACCCTTTCGTCTGGCGTAAAGATTAATGCTGCCTACGTTCAGGTTGCAAACAGTAGCACAGTTCTTGCTGGATCTGAGCAGACTTTTCAGTACATCTTCCCAGCTGAATATAAGTATGCCCCAGTAGCAACGGCAACTCCTGTAAATGCTGGCGGTACACCAGCAGGTAGAGAAATCTCCGTCATCCTTAAAAATGTTACGACTTCTCGTGTTGATGGGGTTATAAAGTACAATGCTAGCGGTGACGTTACAATTGGTGTAAACATCATAATCGTGGGTATCCCAAACTAAAATGAAAAAAGGCGGACCGCTCTCCAGGGGGGACTATAATTCCGCACCTGTAATACCAGGAAACAAAAAGGTGTGGTTTTTAAACGGTGATCTTGTGCGGATTCACCATATCAATAGGTCAAACGGAATAATGTCTGTTTATAACATTATTCATGACAGAATTGAAAGCTGCCTGGTTAGTGATTTTAATAAGAATAAGGAGAGGGCTTATACTGTTGGCGAGACTGCTGCACTAGTAAATCGTCATAAAAAGTATATGCCAAGCCTGATGGGTCGTGGAGTTATTCCTTTTCCTATGGGTAGTCAAAAGGGTGGAGCACGAGGCTGGCAGGTAAGAAGTTATTATTCAGAGTCGCAAGTTCGTGAAATTCGTGATATACTTGCTTCCTATCATATGGGTAGGCCCAGAAAAGATAGGCTTATAACAAACGACATAACTCCATCGCCACAAGAGTTGACAAGGCGTATGGGTGATGGTATACTGACTTATACAAGGACCGAAGACGGACGCTTTATCCCAATCTGGTCTGAATCAATATAGTTTCTTGAAAGGAAACATGGGTATGGAAAACGAAAACACTAAAGTACGAGTTGCACTAGGTTATACTCTCAATCTGGGTAACTTTCAGTCGCTACGCATAGACCTTGAAGTATCGGACAATAAGCGTGATGGCGAGAATACCAACGATGCCTTTGAGCGTGTCTACTCTTTTGTTGAGGACAAGCTAGCAGAAAAGGTAAAGGAAGCTTCGCAGGAGATTGAGAGTAAGTAGTGGCAGATCGCAAAGACCGAATGGCTTTGCTGAGCAGATTTAACAAGCACTATCAGTTCAAGTACAACGTAAAGCCAACTTATAATCTGTGGGCAGAGCAATGGGCTGCAGATGCCCTAATTGAATCTTATGGGTTAAGCACGTGCTACGAGCTCCTAGAGTATTACTTTGAGTCTGCACAAAGACCAGACTGGAAGTATTTTTCCAACTTTGCCCACGAGATTGTCGTGGCAAAGCAGAATTATGAATCAGATAAAAAAGAGCGTGAGCAACGCAGACAACTAGCAAAGAAGTGGCTAAATGAGTAACGTAGAGGCAAAAGTAATATCAGCAGTTCTGCAAGACAAGCAGATCCACGTTTTGCTGCAGGCAAATGTCGAGACGCTGTTAAGAACTCACAACGACATCTGGAATTTCATTCGCCTATACTCTGAACAAAACAATGCTCTGCCACCCACAAGCTTGGTTGTAGAAAAGTTTAGAGACTTTACTCCTGTAGAGGGGGTTGGTGCAACTAAGCATCATCTAGAAGAGTTGCAAGCGGACTACCTCAACGATAGCCTCAAAGACATTATTCGGAATGCAGCAACAGAGGTTCAGTCTGGCCAGGGCACAAAGGCCCTGGAAGAGCTAATCCAAAAGACATCAGAACTAAAGAAAAACACAGCAGTAATTAGGGATATTGACGTAACGGATATTGAGTCAGCAGTTGCATATTATGAACATGTTCAAAAGCAGCAAGAACTTGGTACGATTGGCATCAAAACAGGTCTACCAGGATTCGACAATTACCTTCCTGCAGGAATTATGCCAGGTCAGCTTGGAGTTTTTCTTGCTTATCCTGGAATTGGCAAGTCTTGGCTTTCCCTTTATTTTGCTGTTCAAGCTTGGAAGCAGGGTAAGTCTCCTCTCGTCATTAGCCTTGAGATGTCGGAAACAGAGGTCAGAAACCGTGTTTTCACTATTATGGGAGAGGGGCTTTGGTCTCATCGCAAACTGAGCAACGGTCAGATTGATATTAATGATCTAAAGCGTTGGCACAAGTCTAAGCTTGAGGGTCGTCCAGAGTTTCACATTATTTCTAATGATTCTGGCGGAGACATTAGCCCATCTGTTCTTAGAGGCAAGATTGATCAGTATAAACCTGACTTTGTCATTGTAGACTACTTGCAGCTAATGTCGCCAAATCAGAAGGCAGATAACGAAACAGTTCGCATGAAGAACCTGTCACGTGAACTCAAGCTCCTAGCTATTGCAGAAGAGGTTCCAATTATTGCTATCTCCTCAGCAACACCAGACGACATTACTAAGCTTGACACTGTTCCAACTCTAGGTCAGACCGCATGGTCACGTCAGATTGCTTATGATGCTGACTGGGTAATGGCTTTGGGTCGTGGAACTAACTCTGACATTATTGAGTGTGTGTTCCGTAAAAACCGTAATGGTTTTATGGGTGAGTTTTTGGTCCAGGTAGATTTCGATAAAGGCTGGTACAAATACAAAGACATGGAAGATATGTAGTTATAATATATGCATGGATACACTTCATCACAAGCCTATTAGGCGGTTTGGTCTAGGTGGCATCATCTACGACGATTCCGCAATTGTGAGGTTGCGTACTGAATACTTGAAGCTTTTGACTACAGAGATGAGGCTTCTTGGCTATGTTCCAAGACTTGACATTAATCAAGACTTTACGTTAAAATATAACGAACAGACTAAGTATTTTGAATTTGAATTAAGCATTTATGGAGTATACGTAGGGAAAAAGAAGAGCGAATGGATATCAGGAATAGACGAAACGGCAGTGGTGCCTATACAGCAGATCAAATCAAGCGAGTTCTCGCAGGAGCAGGTATAGGCATTGAATCTGAAGTAGATTCGGATTATATTATCTTCTGTCCATTCCATGGTAATCACAGGACTCCTGCAGGAGAAGTTGATAAAACATCTGGAATGTTTTTTTGCTTCTCTTGTCACCATGTTACTGACCTAGTGCAGCTTATTATGCACATGACTAATAGAACATACTTTGAGTCAGCACGGTATATCAAGAGCAAAGAGAGTGGCTCAAATCTAGAGGCAGAGATTAACAAAAAGCTTATTGTACAGCCAGTGTACGTACAGTATGACCAGGTGCTTATTAAGAGACTAAACCAGCAAGCTCTAGAGTCACCACGTGCAATGCGTTACTATGGTAGCAGATTAATTACAGAAGCATCTGTAAAAAAGTTTCAGCTCGGATTTTCGGAAAAGCAAGACATGGTAACTATTCCTGTGCACTCTCCAGATGGAATGGAGATTGGATTTGTTGGCAGATCTGTAGAAGGCAAAGAGTTTAAGAATACACCTGGTCTGCCAAAGTCTAAAATCTTATTTAACCTGCACAGGATTAAGACCTCTAGCAAAGTTTATGTTGTGGAATCTTCTTTTGATGCCATACGGCTAGACCAGTGTGGGTTCCCAGCGGTAGCAACCCTTGGATCAAATGTATCGAACATACAAATAGAACTTCTTCAGAAATACTTCAATGATATTTATGTCATTGCTGATAATGATGAAGCTGGTGGTAACATGAGAGACAGGCTCGTTGAGCGACTAGGGTCACGTGTTACTGTCATACAACTAAATAAGGAATACAAAGACATTGGAGATATGGACGATGCAGCGATAAAAAAGTTAGAACAATCGTTTGACAAATCTATATCCATGATGTTAAACTGATATAGCTAATTTACATAGCAAACTACTATAAGGAGAAATAAAACATGAGTGTTATTAAGGGACTTAAGAACATTAACGCACTACTAGATAAGCCAAAGTATGACGAGAACACTGCAAAAGTTCGTTGGCTTAAGCTTGCAGACGGTCAGTCTGTAAAGATTCGTTTCGTAGAAGAGCTGGACGAAGATTCAGCAAGCTACTCGCCAGATCGTGGCCTTGCTCTTGTTGTTAAGGAGCACACTAACCCAAAGGACTACAAGCGTAAGGCTGTAGATACCATGGACACCGAGGGTCGTGACTGGGCAGAAGAGATGCACCGCAAAGACCCAAAGGCTGGATGGCGTGGTCGCCTACGCTTTTACTGCAACGTTGTTGTAGATGATGGCATCGAGGCTCCATATGTTGCAATTTGGTCAATGGGTGTTAGCAAGCAGTCTGCATTCAATACTATCCGTGAGTATGCAATTGAGACTGGCAGCATCTCAAACCTACAGTGGAAGCTAAAGCGTAATGGCCAGGGTACTGAAACCAGCTACACTTTGATTCCATCAGCTCCAGACACACAGCCATTCGACTGGTCAAATGTCAAGCCTTTCCCACTAGAGTCTGCATTGAACAAGGTTCCATATGCAGAGCAAGAGGCATTCTATTTGGGCTTTGATGGCCCATCTTCGTCTGCCACTTCAAACATCGACTGGTAAGAAAGGTCCTCTACGTTGAGTTACATTGGTTTACACGTTCACACCCACTATTCTCTATTTGATGGCATTGCCACACCTGCTGAGTACGTAGATCGTGCACAGGAGCTGGGAATGTCGGCACTAGCTATTACTGACCACGGTTCACTTTCTGGACACCGTGAGATGTATCGTGCTGCAAAAGAGAGGGGTATCAAGCCAATCCTTGGCGTAGAAGGCTACATAACTGAAAACAGGTTCGACCAGCGAGACAAAGAGCAGAGACAGGGACCACTAGATCTCGTCTACAATCACATTATTATTCTCGCTAAGAACGACATTGGGCTAGAAAACCTAAACAAGCTCAATGAGATTGCGTGGACTGAAGGTTACTACAAGAAGCCACGTATCGACTACGAGGTGCTAGAGAAGTACTCAGAGGGACTGATTGTTCTTTCTGGGTGCCTCTCTGGTGCCCTAGCCAAGGCCATTGAGGCTGAAGAATTTGCAGAAGCAAAAAGAATTATTGAGTGGCACAAGCGTGTCTTTGGTGACGATTACTACATTGAGGTAATGCCACACAACCCTGCAGAAGTAAACAAGCAGCTTCTTGCTCTGGCAGATGAGTATGGGGTAAAGGCTGTCATCACACCTGACTGCCACCACGCTCACACTGGTCAGAAAGAAATCCAGGAGCTAAAGCTTATCCTTAACACCTACTCTAACAAGGTACAAAAGGATGTCACATACGAGAAGTCAACTAAGTTTGACAATCTAGTGGATCGCCTAGATTACCTGTACGGTAAGCGAGACATTACCTTTACAGAGTTTGATATCCACCTATTGTCTGACGACGAAATGCACGATGCCATGAAGGCTCAGGGTATTGACCGTGAAGACATGTATGAAGCCACCATCGAGATTGCTGACAAGATTAGCGACTATGGAATTAAGGACCACGCAAACCTACTGCCAGTGCAGTATCAAGACCCAGATGGTGAGCTATACAAGCTTGCTATTGAGGGACTGACTCAGCGTGGCCTAGTAGACAAGGAGAACTACCTAGCACGTCTAGACGAAGAGCTAGAAGTAATCAAGGCAAAGAACTTTGGTCCATACTTCCTAGTTGTACGCAATATGATTTCTTGGGCTAAGCAAGAGGGCATCATGGTAGGGCCAGGCCGTGGTTCTGCTGCAGGCTCTTTGCTATGCTATGCACTAGGAATTACTGACGTTGATCCTATTCAGCATGGCTTGTTGTTTTTCCGTTTTATTAACCCAGAGCGTAATGACTTCCCAGATATCGATACAGATATCCAGGACTCACGTCGTGAAGAGGTTAAAGACTACCTTGTCAGGCAGTACCGTCACGTTGCATCTATTGCTACATTCCTTGAGTTTAAAGACAAGGGTGTGGTTCGTGATATTGCACGAGTGTTGAACATTCCACTAACAGATGTCAACAAGGTTATGAAGGTAGTTGACACTTGGGACGACTATTGCACATCAAAGCAGGCTGCATGGTTCCGTGAGAAGTATCCAGAGATTGAGAAGTATGGAGACCAGCTCCGAGGTCGCATCCGTGGCACTGGTATTCACGCTGCAGGCGTTGTGACTGCAAAGGAGCCTATCTTTAGGTATGCACCAATGGAGACTAGAACGTCTCCAGGATCTGGAGAGCGTATTCCAGTAGTTGCCGTAGACATGGAAGAAGCAGAGCGTATTGGCCTTATTAAGATTGACGCACTTGGTCTAAAGACTCTATCTGTTATTCAAGATACGTTGGCAATAATCAAAGATAGAACTGGCAAGAAGATCGACCTTCTCTCATTAAACATGGAAGACTCCAAGGTTTATGAAATGCTATCATCTGGATTTACAAAAGGTGTGTTTCAGTGTGAAGCTACTCCATACACCAATCTACTTGTAAAGATGGGTGTTAAGAACTTTGCAGAGCTTGCAGCCTCCAACGCTTTGGTCCGTCCAGGTGCTGCAAATACAATTGGCAAGGACTATATTGCTCGTAAGCACGGTAAGCAAAATATTGCATACCATCACCAAGTAATGAAGGCGTTTACTGCAGAGACCTATGGCTGCATCTTGTATCAAGAACAGGTTATGCAGGCTTGTACAGAACTTGGCGGTATGACCATGGCTGAGGCTGACAAGGTTCGTAAGATCATTGGTAAGAAGAAGGATGCTAAGGAGTTTAAGCAGTTCCAGGATAGGTTCGTAGACGGTGCTTCACGATTCCTAGCACCTAATGTTGCACTAGAGCTGTGGCACGACTTTGAGGCTCACGCAGGATACTCTTTCAATAAGTCACACGCTGTAGCATACTCAACATTGTCCTACTGGACTGCATGGCTTAAGTATTACTATCCTCTAGAGTTCATGTACTCATTGCTAAAGAACGAGAAAGACAAGGATGCTCGTACTGAGTACCTGATTGAAGCAAAGCGTATGGATATTCCTATTCGCTTGCCACACATCAACGAGTCAGACATTGACTTTAAGATTGAGGGTAAGGCTATCCGCTTTGGCCTGTCTGCTATCAAGTTTATTAGCGATAACATCGCAGAAAAGTATATTGCTGCACGACCATTTGCATCTTACAAAGAGCTAGAGGACTTTACCTTTGGCAAGGGCAATGGAGTTAATTCACGTGCTCTACAGGCTTTACGAGTGATTGGTGCAGCAACATTCCCTGACCAGCCACGAAATGACGAGGAAATCCGAGAGAACCTTTACGAGTACCTAAACCTACCAGAGTTTAATATTACCGTGCCAAATCACTTTCACGCATTTATCAATGATGTGGCGGACTTTGAAGAAAAGGGTGTTTTTATCCTAATGGGTATGGTCAAGGCTATTAAGCGTGGTAAAGGTTGGTCTCGTGTAGAGGTCCTAGATAAGACTGGTAGTGTTGGAATCTTCGATGAGGAGCAGACGGCAATTGAGCCAGGCAAGACCTACCTGCTTCTTGCTAGTGATAACAGAATTACTAGTGCTATTCAGGTAGAGGACCTAAAGAAGTCTGAATCTTCGCTTGTCAAATTCTTGAACTACAAGCAGCTACCTTATAAGGATGAAGAAATGTATGTTGTGTCATTCAGACCACGCATCACTAAGGCAGGCAAGAAGATGGCTAGCCTAACGCTAGCAGATAGCACAAGAGATTTGCACTCTGTAACTGTATTTCCAACGGCATTCCCCAAGGCATACATGAAAGTTAAAGAGGGCAACGCATACAAGTTTGACTTGGGCAAAACAAAAGATGGAACAATTATTATGGAGGACGTATTCGATGTTTGATGAACTAGCAGAACAGCTGCATACAACGGCAGTTGCAAAAGGCTTTTGGCCAGAGGATGTAGACGATATCTTCATAACCAAGCAGCTTATGATGATCGTATCAGAAGCTGTAGAGGTCATGGAGGCTATTCGCAAGGACAAGGGTGAAGACCAGATCGCTGATGAAATGGCTGACATCCTTATCCGCACACTAGACCTATATGCAGGTCTGGTAGAGAATGGATATACTCGTGTATCACTTGACTACGCTCTCGACAAGAAGGCAAATATTAACAAAGACAGACCAGAAAGGCACGGTGTTCGCTTTTAATGACAACTATTGAGGAGGCTCTAGCACAGCTAGATCCAAAGATTAGAAAGCGTTTGGGACCAGCTATCGGAATTAAAACAGAGTTTCAGCCGACACCAAGCCCAGGATTGAATCGTGCACTAGGTGGTGGATTTCCATACGGACGACAGGTTTTGCTATGGGGCAGCAAGTCTAGTGCAAAGTCTTCGCTTTGCTTGCAGACAATTGGCATGGCTCAAAAAGAAGGTAAGCTATGTGCCTGGATTGACGCTGAGATGTCTTATGACGAAGAGTGGGCTAGACGGCTTGGAGTGGACACTGAACAGCTAATTTATTCAGAGGCACGAAGCATTAACGACATGGTTGATGTTGGGGTGGCACTACTAAACGCAGGAGTTGACCTGATCGTCATTGACAGTATTAGTTCGCTTTTGCCAGCGGTATATTTTGAGAAAGACTCTGATGAACTAAAGGCTCTAGATCAAACTAAGCAGATTGGTGCAGAGTCTAAGGATCTCAAGCATGCATGGCTAATGCTAAACTATGCAAACAATAGAGAAAAGCCTGCACTAATTATTGCAATTTCTCAAGCACGAAATAACATCGGTGCAATGTACACTCAGTCAGTACCTACTGGAGGATTGACTACTCAATACATGTCTTCAACTATTGTTAAGCTATTCTCTTCCCCATCTGATGCTAATGCTATCAAGGCAAAGATTCCAGTTGGAGACAAGCTTATTGAGCAGAAGATTGGTCGTAAGGTCCGCTGGGAAGTTACCAACTCTAAGACATCTGCTCCTGGAGATTCTGCAGAGTATGACTTCTATTACAAGGGCGATTTGATTGGTGTAGACACCATTGCAGATCTAGTTGACACTGCAGAGATGCTTGGCTTTGTGACTAGAACTGGTGCCTGGTACATTCTTCCAGATGGCTCAAAGGTTCAGGGTAGAGATGCTTTTATTGTCAAAGTAAAAGAAGATTTAGAGCTACAGCAATCGCTGAAGGATAAGCTGGCAGATGTCTAAATATATAATTTATAGTGGGCAATTCCCTTGCCACACTTGCAAAAAGGTTGTAACAAGTCTAAGGTCTTATCCAGACACAAAAGAGCTTACATGGATGTGTCCAGACAAGCACCTTAGCAAGGTAAGCCTTAATACAAAAAAGACTAAGAGAGATTATGAGCGAGAAGAGCGAGAGTAAAAGACTTGGTGCCAAACAGCATAAGAACTCTGGCAGAGGAACTCATAAAGGAGACGCTAGCTGGGAAAACTTTACGGTGGACTTTAAGGAAGTTGGGAAAAGCTTTACTCTTAATCGTGAAGTATGGGCCAAGTGCGTTACTGACGCTATTAGAAATAACAACGATCCTGCTATTGTTGTTGTACTTGGCGATAGTGGTGTCAAAGTACGACTGGCTATAATTGAACTTGGATTACTTGAACAACTGATAGGTGATGGTGTATAATATAATGGTGGAAGCAACAAAAGACAAAACAACCTTAGAGATGATTAATGGTCTAGCAGAAATTGCAGACTTCATGAATGATGAAGAGCTAACTGCTGCACTAACTACTATCGCTAAGTTAATTATTAAACCAGACATTCCATTGCAAGTGGCAACAGTAGAAATTGTTAGACTACAGGCAATTGCAGCTAAGATGGCTTTTAAGGCCACCTGGCTGGTAAATGTCGATAAAGGGAACAGAGAGAAGAAGAACATTTACTTTACTGCACATGAAGCTATCACGGATCTCGTGTCTGCTCTGAAGTATATTGTTCGATAAAACATTATGGCTAAAAACTTACTACAACAGATTATGCTAAAAGGCGAAGGGTCATACAAGGCACCCACGTTTCTGAATACGCAAGATCTGATTGATAAAATTAACTATGGATATATCGCTAAGCGTGAGACTAAGTTTGCACAAAAGAAAACATTTGCTCCAAGCACAATTGCATATTCACATGGAGAGTGTCCCCGATACTGGTACCTAGCATTTGAGGGTGCCATGTTTGAGGATAATGCAGATGCCTATGGCGGTGCCAACATGACTGCTGGAACTAAGTCGCACGAGCGTATCCAGCAGGCCATGGCCGATGCAGGAATCCTAAAGGATGCCGAGTTTAAGGTTGTGTCTAACGATCCTCCAATTTTTGGTTATGGTGACGTTATTCTCGATTGGGCAGGAGAAGATCTGCTCGGTGAAATCAAGACAATGCCAAGTGAAGGTTTTGAGTATCGCAAGGCAAGTGGTAAGCCAAAGCTTGGGCACTTGGTGCAGCTGCTTATCTATATGAAGATTCTAAACAAGACAAAGGCAGTCTTGATTTATGAAAACAAAAATAATCATGACCTACTGATTATCCCAGTAGAGATTAATGATTACAAAGTCAGGTGGGTAAACCAGACATTCGAATGGATGCGTTCGGTACGAAAAGCTTGGGAAGAGAAGAAGCTTCCTGAGAAAAACTATCGTTCCAATTCAAAGATTTGCAAGACATGTCCTCTAAGTAAGACGTGTGCTGAAGCTGGCAAGGGAGATATTAAGATTAATTCTCTGGAGCCATTAGATGAAGCACAAGCACTGTGAGTGGTGTGACACTCAGTTTTTAGCTAAAGTATCTTATCAGATATATTGTTCTGTAGAGTGTAGAGAGTTTGCTACCAAAGAAAAGATTTCAGAAAGATATGCGATTGCTCGCAGATCTAGACTATCTAAGAAAAATAGAACCTGTAAATCTTGCGGTAGCAGACTCTCTGTCTATAATGATGACGAGCTTTGTCAAGGTTGTATTATTAATCCAAAAGACGTTAAGAAAGCCCTGAAAGAAATTAAGGATATCATTAATGAAAAAGATAGTTAATCTTTACACTGGACCAAGATCAATCATGGCTATTGATGCAAGTACAAACAGTCTTGCTTTTGCAATTTTCATTGATGAAAAGCTTTACCGTTTTGGAAAAATAAATTTTTCTGGTGCCACAACATACGACAAGGTCATTGATGCATGCAAGAAGACCGCTGCATTTATGAAGCATTATAGTGTAGATGCAATTGTCATTGAGCATACAGTCTTTATGAATAGCCCAAAGACTGCAGCCGACCTTGCCTTGGTTCAAGGTTCGCTATTGGGTGCAGCTGGAGTTTCTGGGGTAAGTAATGTTAGATCAGTTGCACCTATCACGTGGCAAAATTTTATTGGGAATAAAAAGTTTTCAAAAGAGGAAAAGTTAAAGATTAGGCACGAACATCCTGGAAAGTCAGAGTCTTGGTATAAAAATTATGAAAGACAAGAAAGAAAGAATAAAACTATTAATTATATTGATATTCAATATGATAGGCTGGTTAGTGACAACGATGTCGCTGATGCAATTGGCATCGGTCATTATGCAATAAACAACTGGGATAAGTTGACAAGGTAGGCTATGTCTGGTAAACTATATACAAGCGAACTGTGGCTACGTAAGCGGTATCATATGGATAAACGCACTCCAGAACAAATTGCGAAAGAGTGTGGAGTAAGCGTTGAAACCATTTATGTTTACTTGGCAAAGTTTGGATTAAGAAAGTCAAAACGATGAGAATACTGAAACACTTTGCTTGGGTTGCCAAGGGAATGGTGCTTAGGCTATTCTGCAATCACTCAAATACTCGTACAGCATCATGTCCTGTCACAATGTACACTTACACTACGTGCAACAATTGTGGCAAGAGGCTTGCAATCGTAAGAACGGAAGATTTAAATGGCTAGGCGTAAAAAAGAAGCTGAAGTTGCACCATCGCACTTTGTTACTACCCCATATATGGAGGTCAACGGTTTCCCGATTCAAAAGGGTGATATTATCAAGATCCAAGGGGAATACGGATCAAAGTTTAAGTTTGTTGGAGTAACTGAGAATACTCTAACTGGTGCAACCTGGGTAGACTGCTTCCAGATTATTGGCACAGTTCCATCGGTATTCAGATCTTTTAAGGAAGACCGTGTAAAGCGTATTCCTAAGAGAGGAAAGCGAGCAAAGCGTGTCGTTTGAAGACTTGACAATCGAGCACCTTGACGAAGTAAACAAGGTTGTAGAAAAATATTTAGCAGGTAATGAGCCTACTCAAATTTCTAAAGATCTGGCTATGCCACGTCAAAAGGTTGTGGCCTATATTAACGAGTGGCGAGCAATGGCTGCAGACAACGCTGCAATTCGTGCTCGTGCAAAAGAGGCATTGGTTGGTGCAGACACCCACTACACTAAGCTGATTCAGAAGGCTTATGAGGTTATTGATGATGCAACCACAACCGCAAACCTTAACGCTAAGACGGCAGGCATCAAGTTGGTCATGGACCTTGAGTCTAAGCGTATTGACATGCTGCAAAAGGCTGGTCTACTAGAGAACAAAGAGCTTGCAGAAGAGATGATTGAGATTGAGCGTAAGCAAGAGCTATTGGTATCAATCTTGAAAGACATCGCATCTGAGCATCCAGAGATTCGTGACAAGATTATGCGTAGGCTTTCAGACGTTGCGA